AATGGGATACTGAAGAAGTAATAAACATGGCACTAGCCCAAGTGGGGCAAGACGCCTTAATTATCGGGGACGTTGAAGCTAGTGTTGATAAGATTACAGCTAGGCTGGGCGATTCAGGCGTTGAAACGTTAGCCGCAATGGGACTTGTGTTATATGTAGAGCCTGAAAAGCCTGAAGTAGAACCAGAATTAGAATTAACAATCGGAGAAGAGTATGAATAATTTAACAAACAATGAAGTTATATCTAACCAGACGCTTAAAGAATACCAAGCATTGGTTACTTTTGTAATACAGCCTTTAGGAGGCTCAGTCAAAGCACAGAATAAAGTTAATGGTACATGGGTTGATATTTCAGAGTATTCTGATAACGCATCCATTGATATTCTAATACGTGGCGGCGCTGAATGGCGTTTTAATATTACAGGAAGTGGTCGAGTAGATTACTACTACTACAGTTAAGGTAAAATAATGATACAGGTCTTTTCAGTTCTAGGTAGTTTAGCTTCTCAATGGCTCTCTAATCGCTCTGAGAAGGTAGCCGCAAAACACACTAGGGATATTAAGGTAATAGAACAAACGTCTGACTGGGAAGCTCTACAGGCTCAGAATGCAGGTACTTCTTGGAAGGATGAATGGCTAACACTATTATTTAGTATCCCATTAATAATGTGTTTTATCCCTCCACTAGTTCCTTATGTTGCACAGGGCTTCATAGTCTTACAAGGAATGCCAGAGTGGTATAGGTACTACTTAGGTGTTATTGTAGCTGCTTCGTTTGGCGTTCGACAAGTAATTAATTATAAAGGTAATAAATAATATGAAACCATGTAATTCTCCAATGTATAAAAAAACTAAACCCAAACCCAAACCTAAGCCTAAGCCTAAAAAGGGCTATTGAGATGATTAAAAAATCCTCAGCATTAGCCACTACCTCTAGTTTACAGACAGTCTACACAGTACCTAATGGTAAAAAAGCTGAGTGGAGGATGCTTTGGGTTAGTAATGTTAGTGGGAGTAACGGACACTTTGATGTTACGTACTACAATAAAGCAAATGACGCAACTTTAACATTCTTTGATAATCACGCATTGTCTTCTAAATCTTTCTTTCAAATAGGTGGTAATGAGTTTGAGTTTGTTATGATGGCGGAAGGAGACTACATTCAAATAAGTGCTAATCACGATATGACTGCTATTGTAAGCGTAGTGGAATATAACGATGTAATTCAAGGAGGCTAACATGCCTGCACAGAAAGATTCAAAATTAACTAGAGCAGGTGTTTCTGGTTATAACAAACCTAAGCGTACACCTAGCCATCCTACTAAGTCACACGTTGTAGTTGCTAAAGAGGGCGATACAATTAAGACTATTAGGTTCGGACAGCAAGGTGTTAGTGGTGCAGGAGCTAAACCAAAGACAGCTAGTGAGAAAGCACGTCAGAAGTCTTTTAAGGCACGTCATGGTTCTAATATTAAAAAAGGTAAAATGTCAGCGGCTTATTGGGCTGACAAGGAGAAGTGGTAATGCCTACATTAAGGAATGAATTGTTGGAAACTGGCTTTGCCCCTATGCGTGAAGATAAAATTCCTTTTGAAAAGAATAATACTACTAAAACTGTACAGGCTTTTCCAAAAGTAGCACTTAAAAAGCCAGTAATAAACCCTTCTGTCCCTGTAGTAACTTCTGGAACAACTAAGCCTAAAAACGTACAAGACTTGTTAGATACTACTACAGCCTCTACAGCCTCTACAGCCCTTTCTACAATAGAAGATGGGTTGTTTGATACAGCTGCAAAACCCAGTACAGACTATTCAGGCATGTCTTGGCAGGAATTAGAAAAACAAAGATTAGCTGGCGATGGTATAAGCCTAGGTGCTGATTTTGTTTCTGCTGATTTAGCAGCCAGACAAGATGACGCAACAGAAACCGGCTTTACCTTTGGCGTAGGCGAAGATGTTGCAGGGTATGATAAACAGTATTTAGGTACAGACTTTGCAAACCAGAAAGAAATGTCTGCTAAAGGCCAGCTTACTGGCTTACAAGACACAGGTACTGAACAGCGTTTAGGTGAGCTTGGCTTACAAAGAACGTATGAGCAAGATATGTATAAAGGGTATAAATACAACTCTGCTACAGGAGAGTATGATTTTTACGACAACACTCCAAGCATTATTGATAAAGCTCTTCCTGTATTAATAAAGTCAGGTATTATTGCTGCTTCTACAGCAGGCATGGGAAGTGCTTTAGCAGGTTCTTCAGCTTTAGCAGGGTATGCGCCAGCTGTTCAGCAAGGGATAGGTTATGGCATTGCTTCAGGCACTTCTACGGCTATTCAGGGCGGTGATTTAGGAGATGTAGCTACAAGTGCATTAAAAGGTGGTTTGGCTGCATACACTAGCGGTTTAGAAAGTGCTGTCAAAGATGCTGATTATATGCTGGAGTTAGGTGAGGCAGGAGCTGCTTCGCTGCAAAGTCAATATGACATAGTTAGTACAATAAAAACAACAACAAACCTTGCGGAGCTTGTAGAAAGCGGTGATGTTCTTGGCGCTATTAATAAAGTTTTAGATTTACAAAATAGTGAAAGTATATCTACTGTAGTTTCTGGTTTCTTTGCAGAAAACTTTGGCACTAGTGATTTTGTAATGAAAAACTTAAAAGCTATTTCTGATTCTTCTATTGTATTAGCAGACAAACTTTTACAAGGTGAAAACTTAGAAGTAAGTGTTAAGAATGCTGCTTTTGAATATTGGTCAAAAAAAGGCACATTAGAAGGGTTGTTTGGCGAAGGAACTACGTTTAATTTTGACACTCCTGAGTGGGTGGAAGAAATAGGAAATACACTGCTAGAAGGTGCTTCTGCAATTAACAACAATGTAATAAAACCTGTAGTAGACGTTGTAAAACAGCTAGGAACAGATTCTTATGAGGCTGCTGTAGCTGGTGTTAACTATCTAAATGACGAAGTGTTAGCCCCAACCATTAAATTCTTAGAAGAAGAAGGAGGGGAGTTATTAGACAGCCTTGGAGAGGGTGTTAAAGATATTGGTAATTTTTTAATAGACTCTGGAACAGATGTTGTGGAGTTTTTGAAAACTAACGGTAAAGACTTTGCTAATTTTTTATCTAGTGCTGGTGAAGGTGTAGTCACATTCTTAAAAGACAATGGTGAGGATTTCTTAGGCTTTTTAAAAGAAAGTGGAACAACCTTTGCAGACTTTATAGGTGGTGCAGGTGAAAGTGTAGGCGCATTCTTAAAAGAGAATGGTAAAGCCTTCTTAGGGTTTATGAAAGAAAACGGTGAGAGTTTTACAAGTTTCTTAAAAGAAAAAGGAAGTACATTTGCAGACTTTATAAGTGAAGGTTGGGATGCTATTTCAGATATGATGTCGGGAGCAGATGCAGAATGGAATGATTTTATGCGTACTAAGAATGCAGATAGTTCTTCTATAATCAAACGTAGATCTGTTTCTCAGTTCCAAATACAAGATTTAACAGGCTCTACAGGGCTAGAGAATGAACTACTAGCATAAAAGGCTTGACATTTAGTAAAAAGTATGATATAATATACTATATAGTGCTTAAAAGCCTTTCAAGGAAAACATACAAATGACATACTTAAACATCGTAAACAAAGTTCTTAGAAAGCTAAGAGAGAATACAGCAACAACAGTAATAGAAACAGAATACACACATTTGATTGGTGACTTCGTTAATGATGCCATTCAAACAGTTGAAAACGCATGGGATTGGAGTGCCTTACGGCAAGACATTACTTTAACAACAACAGCAAACGAAGCTAAATACTCTTTAGTAGGTTTTGGTGTTAGAGGTGAAGTTATGTCTGTATACAATACCACTAATAAAAGTGAGTTAGTACAACGCTCAAAAGACTATATAGAAAATAAATTAATACTATCCCCTACATTTGTTGGATCACCCCGTAACTACTGCTTACAAGGCATAGACGCTAATGGGGATTCTAAGTTGGTTTTATACCCTAAGCCAGATAAAGTGTATAATATTAGCTGTAGTGTTGTTAAACGTAACGTAGAGTTAGTTAACGACAGTGATGTTACTTACCTACCTATACAGCCTATAGTACAACTAGCCTTTGCTTACGCTTTACGTGAACGTGGTGAAACAGGCGGACAAGGGGCTATGGAGCAGATAGTCATAGCTAAAGAGAATTTATCATCAGCTATAGCCTTAGACGCAGGTATCAACTCAGATGAGCTTATATTTGGAGTTATATAATGGCTAAACCGCTACAAAGCATTGCTATACAAGCCCCTGCTTTTTTTGGGTTAAACACTCAAGACTCCCCTACTAGCTTAACAGAGCAGTTTGCACTTATAGCTGATAACTGTGTTATTGACCAATTTGGCCGTATAGGTGCTAGGAAGGGCTGGCAACCCTTAACAACTACTAATAACGATAACATAGTTCATATATCAGAATATATTAAAGCAGACGGCTCTACAGAGCTTGTAAGCGCATCTTTTACAGCTATCTATACTGGTGTGGCTACATTAACCGACATTACACCTGCAAGCTATACAGTGGCTTCTGGACAGTTTTTAGGTAAGACACTAAACAACATACATTATTTGTTTGAAGAGGGGGAAGACCCTTTATATTATGATGGTACGACATGTAACACAGTAGCTGCACATGCCTTAGTTAGCGGAACAGTTCCTAAAGCTGGATTAGCCTTATCAGCCTTTGGCAGACTATGGGTAGCCCGTACAGATAGTAATAACACTGTCATATACTTTTCTGATTTATTAGCAGGAATGAAGTGGAATACAGGTTCGAGTGGTAGTATCGATATCTCTAAGGTGTGGGCTGGTGGGAGTGATGAGATTACAGGTATTTCTTCTCACAACAATTTCCTAATTATCTTCGGTAAGACACAAATACTAGTATATCAAGGTGCTTCCGACCCAGCTACAATGTCCTTAGCAGATTCAATAGTTGGGACAGGCTGCATAGCTTCAAAGTCTATTCAAGCTACTGGTAATGATTTACTGTTTCTGTCTGATACAGGTCTTAAGAGTTTTAATAGGACAATACAAGAAAAGTCGTTACCTATGCGTGATATTTCTAAAAATGTCCGTACAGAGTTGATGGCTGCAGTTATAAATGAAGTAGGGATTATTAAATCTGTTTATAACCCAGAAGAAGCCTTCTACTTAATACAACTACCTAATACATTAGTAACATATTGCTTTGATACACGAACACCGTTGGAAGACGGAAGCTACAGAGCTACTAAGTGGTTTGGTGTCAATCCTCAAGAGATGTGTAGTCTAAGAAATGGTTCACTATACTTTGGTATGTCAACTGGGATAGCGGAGTATGATGGCTATACAGACAACGTCTCTAAATATCAAATGAGCTACTTCTCAAACTACATAGACTTTGGAGCGCCTTCTAACTTAAAGCTGTTAAAGAATTTAAAGATAACAGTCATTGGAGGTAGTGCTACAGATGTCACACTAAACTGGGGTTATGATTATAAATACAATTATAACAAACGTAAATTTACAATGTCTGCACAGGTTATTGCAGAATATAACGTTGCAGAATATGGCGTAGGTGAGTTTAATGCTGGTGTCTTGGTAAACAGACCAACTGTTAACGCTAACGGTGGTGGTCAAGTTGTGCAGCTAGGTGTTGAAGCAGAAATCTTTGAAGCCCCTTTATCAATCCAACGAATGACAGCACAAGCAATCATAGGAAGAACTATATAATGAGTCAATATACGCCAACAACTAACTTTTCTGTTAAGGACAACCTGCCTTCAGGGAATCCTGCAAAGATTATTAAAGGCAGTGAGTTTAATACAGAATACATTAACATACAAACAGCTGTAAATAGCAAGTCTAATACAGCTTCACCAACCTTCACAGGGACAGTTATAGCACCAGCTATTACCGTTACAGGTACAGCTACTATTGGTACAATTGATGGGGGGAGTTACTAATGGGTGATATTTGGGATATAATTACAGACAATGCAGGTGGTATTTGGGATACAGTTACAGGCAATGCAGGTGATATACTAGGAAGTGGTGCAGCCATATTAACACGTAACGAAGCCAAGAAAGACTTAGGTAATGTATCTACTGGCGTACAGCAACGCGCAGCAGACTTGCAAGACACTATATCAGGAAGTGCGCAGTTTAAGCCGTTTGCTGTGACAGGAGGTTCAGGAGCAGCTACTTATGACCCTGCAACTGGTATGGCTTACACACCTACTAACACAGGGTTGTCTAATAGCTTAAACCGACAAGCAGGCAGGTTAGCTCAGAACTTAAATCAAGGTTTGCCTCAAGGAGCTAACCAGTTTGCTGATAGGAGTATGCTAGAGGCTAGCCAAGCTTTACAGCAGTCTCAGATGATAGACCCTTCTTTTGCAGGACAGAGAGCGGCTATGGGGGGTTTGTTCGGACAGCAACTAGGCAACTACGGACAGCCTCAACAGGCTTTACAAAACTTTACAGGGTCTGCGTTAGGCGGTGCAGAGGGGTTGTTAGGTAGTCAAGCTAATACAGCCGATGTAGACGCTTTGAGACAACAATACGCTGGTTTAGCTTCACAGGCTGCTCAGGGGTTAGGTCAAGGTACAAGTCAGCAAGAGATATTCAACCAACTACAAGATATGGGTGCAGGAGCTAGAGATAGACAAGAATTAGAGTTAGAGAATCGTCTATTCGCCCAAGGCAGGGGAGGTGTTCAAACAGCAGCTTATGGTGGTACACCTGAACAGCTCGCTATGGCTAAAGCACAAGAAGAAGCACGTAGCTCTAACGCTCTACAGGCTATGCAGATGTCAGATGCTATGCAGAACTCAGCACAGCAACGTGCATTAGGACTGAGTGGGAATGTTGGACAATTAGCAGGTACTTCATCGGGCTTACAAGGACAGCAGATTAGCCAAGGTAGTCAGTTAGCTGGCTTAGGTTTGACAGGTACACAGGCTCAACAAGCTATGACAGCACAGCAGCTACAGAACTTATCAGGACTACAAGGACAAGATATTGGTGCTGCACAGGCTCAACAGGCTTTACAGGCTGGTTCGTTAGGACAAGCACAGAGCTTATTTGGTATGGGAGCTGGAGCAGCTACTTTAGGTGGTCAAATACAAGGACAGAACTTAGCTAACATTGCTGGTGCGCTTGGTACATCTAACATTCCAATGGAACAACTACTTGCACAGCTTGCCCCAGCTATACAGGCTGGTCAGGTGGCTCAAGCAGGCAGACAAACAGAAGCAAACTTATTAGCTAACTTAGGTGGGCAAGAGATATCCTTACTAGCCGACTTAGGGATGGGTCAGTCAACACTAGACCAAGAGTTGATTCGTAGTCTATCTAACATTATAGCATCAGGAAATTAAAAATGAATAGACAACAAGCAGGATTATTGACACAGAATATGTCTCCTGAACAGGCTCAGTTACTAGACCAACAGCTAAGACAGAAGCAATTCCAAGGTAGGGACTATGGTGGAGGTGCGTTAGGTAATTTCCTAACCTCAGCCTCTGGTGCTATTCAAGGGGCTGCTGGAGCTGGTCAAGGGCTTGCTGAACGATTTGGTGCAGATAGACGTGTAGGGCTTAATGAGCAACAGGCTGTGAAGTCTCAAGGACAACTACAAGAAATGTCAGAAGCCCTTAGAACGGCTGAAGGGGATACACAGTCTGCTCGTCTTTTAAATGCTGCTGAAAAGCTGGAAAAGTCTGGCAATCCGCAGGCAGTTTTAAAGGCTATGCAGCTTCGTGAACAAGCAGCTTCTTTAGGTGTTGAGGAGAAGAAGCTCGCACTACAGAAGCAGCTGGCTGGATATCAAGCTGAGAGAATTAGCGTTGATAAGACAGAGGCTGAAAACAGAAGTATCCAACTAAAGCAACAACGAGAACAGCAAAAAGCGTCTGATGTCCTAGCGCAGAAAAAAATAGATGCCAGCACAACAGAGCAGCAAGTGGTTATTGATTCTAAAGGGGACAGGTTCAACATGATAACTACTGAGGGCGGAGCTGTTAAATACGTTGGTTTAGGAGAGACTGCGCAGCCTGTAGGCGGGACTAAAACTATTAATGAGTTAACTATAGACAAGCAGATACAGGCACGTACTGACTTACAATTTAATAAAGAGTTCTTAGAATCTAGAAAAGAAGCGGTCACAGCGTTTAGAGATACTAAAAAGGTCTTTACATCTGCTGACAATTCCTATAAGTTATTAAAAGAACTTC